GCCATGCCTGCCAGTTTACCGATGGGGACAACCTCGCCTACCGTTAGCGCGTTCTCTATAGCAAATCGAGTCTCTGGGTCGAGCTCGTTGTATTGCTCCATGCCGTAGTCAACCATGTCGGGTATGTAACCAAGGTTGTCTTTGTTCTCGTTGTATTTCTCGGCTAAGGCAGCGACTCCTTCGCCTAGCTTGCCCATAGTGTACTCATTGACGGCCTGAGCTTCTTTAGTTCTTGGGTTATAGTTGAGGGCTTTGTCAACAGCAGCCTTGTCGGCCTCTAGTTCCTCAATGCTTTTATCCGTGAAATATTGATTGCCTAGCGAATAAGCTGATGAAGCGATAGGTGCAAGCATTCCAGACAATGTGTCAGCGCCAACATCCGTTATGATCTGACGCAAGTTAGCTGGACGCTGGTCTTCGACTGGACCACCTTTAGCCCACTTTACTCGATTAGACCAGTAAGCTGCCGAGGCTGGACCCTTGGCAATGTTGGATGCGTGCCTAGCCTTGAATGACTTACGCTTGGCCTTAGTCGCTGCTGAATCGTTCGGGCTAGGCTTGCCAGCGGTGCTCGCGCCCTGCTCGCCAAAACGAATCATCTTAGGCTTGCCGTCTACATTGGTCTTCACAACGTGCGACTTAGTTGCGTGATTGGGTGTGCGCCTAGGCGTATTCAATTTAAGATCGTCTTTCAAAGACATGGTTCACTCCTACGCGGCATAAGGATTGCCAATGTTTGTTTTTTCTACTCTGCGCTCGTCTGGATCTTTTGCCTGCGGCAAATCAAACCAGCGGTCATTCTTAAAATAGATGATGGCCTGCGTGAACGTGTCCACGTAATCATCGTGAGCGGCCACAGGAAACTTAGATAGCTGCTTGACGAAGTCGTGGGCCCAGCCTACGAAGTGTCCTGGATTCTTCTTTGATTCAGGTATCCACACCATGCCTAGCTCCAGTGTCGGAGCTGCCTGATGAGCCCGGCTAACTTTATCAGCGTTACCCGGATTGTAGCCGATTGCTGGTACGTTGGCCAATCTTAGATCCTGAAGTAATGATTGACCTGAAGCTTTAGCCTCGACCAATATACGATCAGGTCTGCGTGGCCTAGAGAACTCGCTGTCTTTGCTCATGCCGCCGTACTCGGTTGCCCAGTCTTTGATCGCCCTAGCTCTCAAGTCCGGGTAGCCCAGGTACTCATCCCATGCGTCAATCAACATGACATTGCGCCTCCCGTCATGAGTGAAGATTGCCCAAACGCTGCACGCTGTCGGGTCGCCAGTTGTCTTCTCAGTGAACGCACAGTCGTAGCTTTGCAGTATGTATTCAAACGGCGGCAGGCCACGCTTGTGCGGCCACATCTCAATGTAGTCAGTCTTTAGTATGCCGCCCTCAGATGGATTCGGATCTTGCTGCAGCTGACCAGCCGTGCCGTAAACACCAAGCAAGCGCTTGAGATCTGCAACTTCTTGCTCACCGAAACGCTCTGGGCATATCAGCTCGCCTTCAACAGTCCGAGGATCGTATGGACCTAAACTGGTAGTCCTGCGCTTGCCGTCCCATTCAGCTGGTATCATCAAATGTTCCCACCCACCAATATCTTCAAGCACATGACCGCTGATGTCTCGCTCATGCAATCTCTGCATGACTGTCACCATAGCGTCACGTTTAGGGTCATTTAGTCGGGTAGACCACACCTGATCGAACCACTCAAGCGATGACTCTCGGATAGCATCTGACTGAGCCTCTTGGGCAGCGTGTGGATCGTCCAGTAGTAGCCTAGAGCCACCCTCACCTGTCGCTGTGCCGCCAACCGATGTTGCGATGCGGTAGCCGGTCTCAGAGTTCTCAAAGCGCTGCTTGGCGTTCTGATCGCCAGAAAGCTTGAACATATGGCCCCAGCGTTCTTGATACCAAGGAGATTGCACCAGCCGGCGAGCTTTCAAGTTGTCCCTTATCGACAGGGCTCCAGAGTAAGACGCGCATAGAAACTTCTGCGCTGGGTCCGTCAGCCACTCCCACATGGGCCAGATCACGCTGACGATTGTAGACTTGGAGTGCCGTGGAGGAATATTTATCAAGAGCTTGCGTATCTCGCCAGAGCTAATCGCTTCTAAGTGCTCGCAGATCTCTTGTATGTGCCACGAAGATATGAACGGAACGCCAGGCTCTACAACGTGCCACGACTGTCGAACGAATTCGTATAGCGAAGCTGACGCAGCTCTTCGCTCACGCTCCAACTTAATCGCCTGAGCTACAACCGAGGGAGACATTGAGTTCATTTATTTTCCGCTTCAGCCGATCCTTTCGCCATCAAATAGTCCATGTTGTCCAGCTCATCGTCCGTCAGGTTCTTTAGATCCAGAGCTGTGATCGTTAGTGGACCACCATTAGCGCCAGTCACCTCTTGCGTGGTTTTGTCGCCGTAAACTTTTGGCATCATCTTACTGAGCAACCATTTCCTGCTGTCCACACGTAGACGCTGATGCTGAACTGCCGCAGAGTCATAGCGACTGATGCCGTGCTGATCAACGATAGTAACTGGCTCAGAATCGGAAATATGTAGCACTTCCTCAGCAATTGCGTGTATCATTGCCTCGCGCGCGCTCGCGTACTGGTCGGCCAATGAGCCTCCGGCTTTCACCCAGCCGAGGAAAGTAGACTTCGGAACGCCAGCCTTGACGCACGACTTTCCACAAGGAAGACCACCAGACATCATCGTGCAGACCTTATCCACAAACTTCTGTTTTTCAGAATCTTTATATTTCATCAATCACCTCCGTTTACCACTGAGCTCTTGCTTTCTTCTTGGCCGACTCATTGAGCGCACCATAGTGCAATAACTTTCTAGAGCTCTTGCTCATCTTAGCACCAGTCATCAACTGCCCATT